CTTGCGGGGCCCTGGGCGCAGTGCGTCAGCCATAGTGGTAAACTATGGATGTGCCAGAGTTGCTCTGGTGGACCGGAAGGTGGTGATTGGGATTAGTACAACGCGCACTCGCGCGGTGCCTTATCCTGGCCCTGTTAGAGGCCAGCTTGACTATGGTATTTGGACGAGTACTACGCCTAAAAGGCATACGTATTCGACCTCTAACCTTAGTCAGGCTTTTGCACCACTTAACGGATCTCAGACTACAACGTCTGAGAATCATCCCGCTTGGAAGAGTCGGAAAAAGAACTCTTTCAAGGGCGATCTTGGAGGTCCGTTTTATACGTCTAAGAGATATGTGGAGACTTCATCGTCTACCACATTGCTCTCTTACGAAACGTATAATCGGTTCCAAGATCTTGGGTCTTTCGCTAAATACGAAGGCCCGTTCTTGCCGATGTCACCTGATAGTTATCAGTGGCCGTCCCGTGTTGAGTCCTCATCTAAAGATTTGGACGAACTCGGTACAGTCGCGATAGCCAGGTGTTCACCTGCAAGTCCTGCCGCGAACATGGCAACCTTTTTGGGAGAACTCTATCAGGAGGGTTTACCTCACTTGATAGGCTCAGGACTTCATGCCCTGAGAAGTATGACCCATCGAGAGCGCAGACGCGCAATCGGTGGAGAATACTTGAACTACCAATTTGGTTGGCTACCGTTTGTCAGCGATGTGCGAAAAATCGCACATTCAATCGCTCACGCTCACCAAGTTCTTGGTCAGTTTGAGCGAGGCGCTGGCAAACTTGTACGTCGCCGGTATGAGTTTCCACTGTCTAAGTCCGTCACAACCAGTACGGTCCGACAAAATGTCAGTCCGTGGTTGAGCCCTTCAGGCGGAGGCCTGTCGGGTGACGGTTCTCAGATCAATAAGGGGACTGTCTTCTTGACTACTACAGTCACGAAGAAGCAGTGGTTCAGTGGCGGTTTCACGTACTGGTTTCCTATGGGGAGTGATCTCCGTAGTAGCCTTGCGCGTTACGCCATTGAAGCCCGTAAATTACTCGGGCTTTCACTGACTCCAGATTCGATCTGGAGTGTTTCCCCTTGGAGCTGGGCTGTCGATTGGTTCTCCGATACGAACGAGTTCTTAACGAACTGGTCGAATTGGGCGATTGATGGTCAGGCGTTGGCGTACGGGTATGTTATGGAGCATTCTATTGCTCGTAACACCTATACGTTCTCTGGACCTACTGGGTATTATCCCAGTTTTGTCCGGCCTTTCGATGTTTCCTTGGTCATTGAGACCAAGCAACGTCGTCAGGCTACGCCCTTTGGCTTTGGCTTGGACTGGAACGGTTTCTCATCCGTCCAGACAGCCATCATTGCTGCGCTCGGCTTAAGCCGGTCGTAGCTCTGCTGCCGTATTGCGTCAAAACGCCAATGGAGACCTAACCGGGTCTCTAGGAGTGATGCCTATGTCATTCACCGATCCGCAGAGTATCATCATCTCGGGTACCACGATTCCGTTGCCACGCACTTCCGTGGGTGACAACGAGTCGGAGTACACGAGCTCTGATGGCCTTACGAAGCTCTCCGCCAGCCATAACTATGGCCGACGGACGCGTCGTATGCTGCGAGTCGACAGCTCGAAGGTTTCGGCTGACCCGTTCAAGCCAACCGAGAACGTCAAAGTTTCGATGTCATGTTACATCGTCTTTGACCTCCCGGTGGATGGCTTTACGATCACCGAAACACAAGCGGTCTACACGGGCTTCAAGACCCTGTTTACCGCCACTTCCGACCAGGCCATCGTCAAGCTCCTCGGGGGTGAGTCGTAAATTCACCTCCGTTGTAGGTTGACGTAAGTGCCTGGATCGCAGGATCCGCTTCCCCGCCCGAGATCCGAGAGGAATTCGGGTAGGGGACGTGGCCGGCGTTCCGGTAGACGTTCGTCTCCGGGCCGGCGTAGCACTGACTCTGACCTTCACGTTACGATGACCCGAAAGGTTGTCGTAATAGTGATCGCCATGGTCAATGCTGCGTACCTGGTAGCTGAAGTCCTCCTCAACGGCCTGTTTTACCAGTGCCATTGAGAGAGGAAGTGAAGCGACCTCTGGTGACTGTGATAACTGTTCCGCCTGAGCACTCCTATGGAGCGCACGGGCAGATGATTATCACAGTTCCGACAGGGGGAACCCTGACGGAAGAGGAGCATCGTGCCTTCCTTGAGTTTCAGCGGGCCTTGTTTAGGCTCCGCGTTGCTTTTGGAACGCATTGATGAAGCTCTCCTAGAGTTAGCCACGACGACAGGGCTAAGGATAGCCACCTCCATGAAAGGAGGGACTATGAAAAACCTGACGTCACTCTGGTCCTGCACGGCACATGAAATGTCCGTGCGATGTTGCACTAGCGCCACTCTTGACATAAAATATGTCAAGAGTCGGGTTGAACACGAGGGGTTATCGTTTTTGGCGATAACCCTGGCGGACTTTGGAAAAGCCATCCAAAAATGGCTTGACCAAGGTTTCGTCGTCCCTTCGGACGCCCCGTCCTTCGCAAGAGGGTCGGGTCGTCTTACTGGTCTCCCTGTATTTCTACAGGGTTTCCTTGGACGTGTGTTTGAACCTTGTAGTGGCGCACTTTTGGAAAATCCGGACATCGAAGCAATCTATGCTTTGCGTCAACTAACGTTGATGTTTAGCAAGATCGCCCTTCCGGAGTCATCCCGTAATGGGAAGGCTCTTCAGGTGGTAACACCTGAACGCGAAAGGCGAGCGATGCTCGGGTATCTCCAATGTGAGCAGGAGGTCAAGGAATCAGATGTCCGTCTTGATCCGCAATTTCTTGCGGACTTTAAACGAATGTCCGATTTGCTTTTTGGTGGGGTCTTCGCTAAAGCAGACAGAGATGTCTACTGGGCGAGGCTCACACCGAAGCATGGTCCAGGCGCTGTCGCAGATCGCCTTAGCAGTAATGCTAAGTGGAATCTGCGAACCTGGACCACTCGTCTTCAGCGGGTATTACCCGCTGAGGAGTTTCTGGTTTCCAGCCTTGGCCAACGGCCAAAGCTAGACCAGGAGCTTGACCTCCTCGAGCCCGGTGCTGAGATTCCCGTCAGGGTAATCACAGTTCCTAAGACGCTCAAGACACCTAGAATCATTGCAGTTGAACCTGCTGCGATGCAATATGCGCAACAGGCGATTCTGCGTGCTCTTCTTGACGCGATTTCAGAGGATAGTTTCCTCTCTCGCGTCGTCGGATTTGACGAC